CACCAACGCTCTAGGCGTAGATGACAAAGCCGAAGCCGAAGCATTACGCTTACGTGCAGCATGGGAACAACATCCAGACCATACAATTTGTAAAGCGTTAGTAGCAGAGAGAGCAATTTTCTTTGTGCTACTACCATTCTTTAGATTCTGTGGAGACGCAGGACTACGTACAGTATCAGCAGACATCTCTCGAGATGAGCAAGTACATGTAGCAACAAACAGTTTAGTATGTTCAGAGCTAGGACTAACACCTAGTAAATCTCTTGACATGTTAAGGAAGGCTACTATAAACTGGGTCATGGAGCCACTAAAAGAAAGTTCCGATAAATATTTGGACAAAAAATTTTGGCTCGATGCCAGCGACAGACTAATGTACGAAGGCAAAGCACCACAGTTCCAATCAACCAAGGCAGCTAGAATGCCTGCATTTTTTGAACACTCAAATGTCAATCTCCCTCAATACTCTTAAGCTACATAACGATAGACTTGACGAGTTACTAAAGAAACTAGAAGCTGACTTTGGGTGGAAACCAATTCACCCATCAGAACCAATCGAGTCAATCATGTACAGAGCTGGACAAGCGAGTGTGATTGACTACATAAAATCAATAGAAGAGGACGAAATCTAATGTGTATATTCGGAGGGGGAAACCCTGCTCCACCACCACCAGCTCCATTACCACCACCACCACCAGTGCCACCAGCACCTCCAGCTCCATTGCCAACACCTGAACCAATGGATAAGCAAGTTAACCCTAAAGTTATGATGACTAAATCTAAGAAAGCTAAGGGTGAGTTTGCAAAAGGAACTTCACAGTTAAAAATACCTCTTGGTTCAAAAGTTAACACTGGACAGTCAGGTCCAGCCGGAGGACTTAATCAATGATGACAGCACGTAAGAGGTATGAACAGTTAGCTACAAGTCGTAGAGATTTTCTAGACAAAGCAGTTGAGTGTTCAGAACTTACGTTGCCTTATCTAATTCAAGACGATCTATCGTCTAGACCAAACCACGAATCTCTGAAAGTACCATGGCAAAGCATAGGTAGTAAGTGTGTAGTCACTCTTGCAGCAAAACTTATGCTTGCAATTCTTCCTCCTCAAACTAGCTTCTTCAAGCTACAGCTACGAGAAGATAAGTTAGGTGAAGAGTTTACGCCAGAAGTAAAAGGAGAGTTAGACCTATCCTTCTCCAAAATGGAGAGAATGATAATGGAATACATCGCAGCCTCAAATGATAGAGTAACGATTCATCAAGCACTCAAGCATTTGATCGTTGGTGGTAACGCCCTTATCTTCATGGGTAAAGATGGTCTAAAAAATTATCCGCTTTCAAGATACGTTGTTTCTCGTGATGGAAACGGTAACGTTATAGAGATAGTTACAAAAGAACTAATCAATAGAAAAGTAATGGAGATCGACATCCCAGACCCATTACCAAACACAGGGATAGATGAGACTAAAACCACGGACAAGGATGACATCGAAGTATACACTTGTGTCAAATTAATAGATGGTAGGTGGGTATGGTACCAAGAAGCATTCGATAAGATACTTCCCGGTAGTCGTAGTACTGCACCTAAGAATGCAAGTCCTTGGTTAGTGCTCAGATTTAACACAGTTGATGGAGAAGACTATGGTAGAGGCAGAGTTGAAGAGTTTCTCGGAGACCTTAAAACAGTTGAGGGATTATCTCAAGCGCTTGTTGAAGGCGCAGCAGCAGCCTCGAAAGTAATCTTCCTAGTCAGCCCATCTTCCACAACAAAGCCACAGACTATTGCTAAGGCTGGTAATGGTGCCATTGTATCTGGACGTGCAGAAGACGTACAGGTAGTACAAGTGGGTAAAACAGCCGACTTCTCTACTGCTGCAAACATGGCTAATCAGATAGAGAAAAGATTACTCGAAGCATTCTTAGTGATGAACATAAGACAAGCGGAACGAGTAACAGCAGAAGAGGTACGACTCACACAATTAGAACTTGAACAACAACTAGGTGGTATATTTAGTTTGTTAACTATTGAGTTTCTAATACCTTATCTAAATCGTACACTCTTAGTTCTACAACGTACTAATGAAATACCTAAACTACCTAAAGATATAGTCAGACCTACAATCGTAGCTGGTATAAATGCATTAGGTAGAGGACAGGATAGAGAATCATTAACACAGTTTATTGGTACTATTGCACAGACATTAGGACCAGAAGCATTGATGAAGTTTGTAGAACCATTAGAGGCAATCAAGAGACTAGCAGCAGCTCAAGGTATAGATGTACTGAATCTTATTAAGACTCAGGAACAGATAGACGGAGAGATGCAAGCCCAGATGCAGATGCAACAGCAACAAGCTTTAGCCCAGCAAGCTGGTCAGTTAGCTAGTTCACCTATGATGGACCCCTCTAAGAATCCAGCAATGGAGGCAGCTATGCAAGAAGGCATGGCAACAGAAGAACCACCTATTGAGGAATAATGGCAGAAACATTATCTTATGAAAACGCTCCAGAAACAGAGGTTCTTTCACCCGAAGAACAGGACTCTCTTGAAGTAGGAGAAAAGCTAATAGCAGAACAAGAAGGATTATTAGCAGGAAAATATAACAGCCCGAAAGAGCTGGAAAAAGCATACTTAGAATTACAAACAAAACTTGGGCAAACCGAAACAGACCAAGCAGGAGAAGAAGCAGGAGAAGGAGAAGCAGAAGGAAGTGATGAGGAGGTATCTGAAACGACTCCTGCATTCGATCTGATATCTAAAGCTTCGGAAGAATACTATGCTAACGACAATTCTTTATCAGCAGAAACTATAGAAAAGTTTTCTGAAATGAGTAGCACAGATATTGTCAATGCATACATCAAGTCTATAAAAAATGCTCCTGCACAACAGCAAGCAGATGTAGACATACCTGATGCAAAGGTAAATCAAATCCAAAACTCTGTTGGTGGTGAGAAACAGTTTACAGAAATTGTATCTTGGGCTGCCAACAACTTACCTGAAAAACAGGTACAAGCTTATGATAATTTAGTTGCTTCAGGAAATGTAGAAGCTATTACCTTAGCTATACAAGGATTGAAAGCACAGTACGATAACGCGTTTGGTAACGAAGGAAGAACTCTACAAGGTAGATCTCCTCGTAACAGCGATGGTATATTCAAATCACAAGCTGAACTTATTTCCGCTATGTCTGACCCTCGTTATGAATCTGACGAGGCATACAGAGATAGTGTTATGGATAAATTAAACGCGTCAGATCTTAATTTCTGATGTTTAAACCACCACATTGGTTTTATAAAAATACTAAATTTCCAGAAAAAGAAATTGACCAAGTTATCAACAAGTTAAAACAGAAGTTAGCTGAAGAGGTAATAGAAAACAACCCTTTATTAACCTCTTTCTTTCTTACACAGTTTCAACGACCTGATAAAATTTGGAACGAAAAGTATTCAGAACTTATGGAAGGGGTGGTAAAACAATTAGGTGTATATACAACTTGTAGATACAACTATGAATATTGGTCACAGTATTATCAAAAAGATATTGGACACTATTGCCACCATCATGCCAGAGGTAACTTAAATGCTTTTGGTCAACTCTCTTGGGTTCATTTTCTAAGAACTACAGGAAACAAACCTTTTGTTTTTTTAGATAGAACCGGTAATACTTATACGCCTAAACAAGATCAAGGAGATTTACTTATCTTTCCATCTTGTATATGGCACGAAGTAAAACCTAATACAACTAATGATAAGAGATTTGTAGTAGCTGGAAACCTGTGGATTACTGATCTCGAAACACTATGAAAACAAAAGATTTAGACACGCTACTCGAAAACGAGTACGCTTACGAACCACCAATTAGATTAATTACTATGTCACACCACAACACAAACCCAATCTTTACACATGAAGCAGAACGTTTTAATGGCTGGGCAGCTATGCTTGGCTTCGTTGCTGCTGTTGGTGCTTACGTCACCACTGGGCAAATCATCCCCGGCGTATTCTAAGCCGAGGCGCATCGAACCATACAAGTGGAAGATGACTTGCTTTGATTTTCAACACGCAAGATACAAAGTACTATTGGATGAGGACTTACCTATGAAAGAGAAGTATCAACTCATCCAATTCTTCCTTTCTAAAGTAGAGGAGGAATGCGATAACATACATTCAAGCTAATGACCACCCCCCGATTAGAATTATTGTTTCCTACTCCTATTGTCATTGCACAAGTAGAAAGGCATAAAGAATATAAGGAAAAGTTTGTGCCTCTTTTAACTCAAATGAAATTAGAGGCACCTAATCAAGCAGCTCCTTGGGCTAAACTAGAACATACATGGACATCATTTTCAAATGATACTGGATTAACTGTATGGGATGAACAGTTTGAAAAACTTGTTCACGAATATCTTGACTATCTACAGGGTTATCCTATAGAATTTGAGATAGAAATTGATGGATGGTTTAATGTCCATGACTCGACTATGTATATAGAACAGCACGAACATTTCCCATCTATAATTTCAGGTATCTATTATTTACAACTTGATGATACTAACGACTATCCAGCAACTTTTGTAAATCCTTTTACTAAAGATTTAGATAGATGTAATGCTAAAGGAATTGAGTTTGAGGCTAAGTGCGATGCACTAAGAAGTCATACCTTTCCTAACTACCTCAATATAAAAGAGGGAGATGTAGTATTATTTCCATCATACTTATCACATTTAGTTAGACGTTCTAGAAGTGTCCATGATAATTTCAGGATATCTTATGCGTTTAACATAGAAAACAAAACCTCATACAAGAATTAATCACATGGCAGCAATCTCATTACAAAGAGACACTACTACCAACTGGGAGAAGTTTTGTAACTGGGTTACTAGCACAGACAACCGCCTATACGTAGGATGGTTTGGTGTGCTAATGATTCCATGCTTACTAACTGCTACCGCATGTTTCATAATCGCCTTTATCGCAGCACCGCCTGTAGATATAGATGGCATACGTGAGCCAGTTTCCGGCTCGTTAATGTACGGGAACAATATTATATCGGGAGCAGTCGTCCCAAGCTCTAACGCAATCGGACTACATTTTTACCCAATCTGGGAAGCCGGGACACTGGACGAGTGGCTATACAACGGTGGACCATATCAACTCATTGTCTTCCACTTCTTAATAGGAGTAGCAGCATACGCTGGTAGACAGTGGGAACTATCATACAGACTAGGTATGAGACCATGGATATTTGTGGCATACACAGCTCCATTGTCAGCAGCTCTAGCAGTATTTTTAGTTTATCCATTTGGTCAGGGGTCATTCTCTGACGGTATGCCTTTAGGAATCAGTGGAACATTCAACTTTATGTTTGTCTTCCAAGCAGAACACAACATCCTCATGCACCCATTCCATATGCTCGGCGTTGCAGGGGTCTTTGGTGGTGCTTTGTTTGCTGCTATGCACGGAAGCCTTGTTACTTCCTCAATCATTCGGGAGACCACGGAAACTGAATCACAGAACTACGGGTATAAGTTTGGTCAGGAAGGCGAGACTTATAACATCGTAGCTGCACACGGATACTTTGGTAGACTTATATTTCAATATGCTTCTTTCAATAATTCTCGTGCTTTACATTTCTTTCTTGGTGCTTTCCCCGTGGTTGGCATATGGCTTACCTCCATGGGAATCAGTACTATGGCATTCAATCTTAATGGTTTTAACTTTAACCAGTCAGTAGTTGATGCTAATGGTAAAGTTATTCCTACATGGGCTGACGTCCTAAACAGACAAAGTTTAGGTATGGAAGTAATGCACGAGCGTAATGCTCACAACTTCCCACTTGATCTAGCTACAACAGAGGCTACTCAAGTTGCACTATCAGCACCTTCAATAGGATGAGTCATCAATCAGATAAGATGAGAGCAAACATCACCTACTATGCCCTCGAAAAAAATCAAGAAGAAAAGAAAGAAACTGATAAAGAACTTTCTGATAATTCTGACGACGATAACTAATATCTTTATCATCTCCGGTGTCACCCGACACTGGCAGCCACGTCCGTTCATCCCAACCGGGACGCATGAATCCTAGGCATGGAACGGGGTCTAGGTATATGGAGATAGCGATGAAAGTTACTTTCGTATATCGTGGCATTGCTTACACAAAGGTAATCGGTTAAAGCCGACGAGGGAGGTGCGAAGCCTCCCATACCAATTTGGCTAAAGCCCTCTAAGGAGGACACCTTTATGCCGTCGACGGTGGGAAAAGACCACAAATCTCAGTGAGTCCAATTAAGACTCCTACATTTTTACGCGTAAGAACGATAGTTTATACCTTCAATTTTTAACACAATAATGGCACATCAATCCAGTGACCTACAGACTTCATTAACACGTCAAGGTCAATCAAATAGTACTGGTGATGCACGCGCACTCTACCTTAAATTGTTCAGTGGCGAGATGTTCAAAGGCTTCCAGCACGAGACAATCGCTAGAGATCTCATTATGAAGAGAACTCTTAAGAACGGTAAGAGTATGCAGTTCATCTACACCGGTAGAACAACAGCCGAGTATCATACACCCGGCAACAGCATACTAGGTAACTCCGATGGAGCACCTCCAGTAGCTGAAAAAACCGTGACAATCGACGACCTCCTAATTTCCAGTGCATTCGTTTATGAGCTAGACGAAACACTTGCACATTACGAATTACGTGGAGAGATCTCAAGAAAGATCGGTTATGCTCTTGCAGAAAAGTATGACAGACTAGCTTTCAGAGCTATCGCTAAAGGTGCAAGACAAGCTTCTCCTATCACTAAAAATAACTTCAAGGAACCCGGTGGTACACAGATCAGAGTTGGTTCAACAACTAATGATTCTGATGCTTACAACGCAGGCAACTTAGTTAATGCATTCTATGATGCAGCAGCAGCTTTAGATGAGAAAGGAGTTTCTAGTGCAGGCAGAGTAGCGGTTCTTAACCCTCGTCAGTACTACGCACTTATACAGGATATAGGTTCTAACGGTCTAATTAACAGAGATTCACAAGGTACTGCATTGCAGTCCGGAAACGGAATCATCGAGATCGCTGGCATCAAGATCTATAAGTCAATGAACATACCATTCTTAGGTAAGCACGGTGTAGCATATGCTGGAACAACAGGTGAGACTTCACCTTCCAACTTAGGCGACAACATCGGTGATGCACTAACAGATGGTAGAGCTTCAGTAACAGGTATCAATAACAACTACGGTAACTCAACAGACTTCGGTAAGTCATGCGGTCTAATCTTCCAGAAAGAGGCAGCAGCAGTTGTAGAAGCTATTGGTCCACAGGTTCAAACAACTTCAGGAGACATCTCAGTGGTATACCAAGGTGATGTAATACTTGGACGTATGGCTATGGGGGTAGATTTCCTAAACCCAGCAGCAGCAGTTGAACTATACGTTGGAGCTTCAGCACCAGCAGGATTTGGTACAACATACCCAGCTAACGCTTAATTTTTATTCTTTATACGGGACCTTCGGGTCCCCTTTTTATCTATGTCTACACCAACAGCAACCGATACCGAACTATCCGCAGTTAATTCTATCTTGGGTAGCATAGGTCAATCACCTATAACACAATTAAAAGATACTACTACAGGTACATTAATCAGTACTAACCCCGAAATATCATTTATACATAACTTGTTAGTGGAAACTACAAAAGATGTATTAAATGAAGGGTGGCATTTTAACACTGAGTATGGTATTAAAATTAGTCCTGATGCAAATAAAGAAATTAGTATTCCTAGTTCTTACCTACGTTACGATGTACATGAAGGACAGACTAGCAGACTTCTTGATGTAGTAAAAAAAGGTAACAAGCTCTACGACAAAGTAAAACATACATTTGAATTTACAAGTGATGTGTTAGTAGATGCAACTTTTCTTTATGACTTTGAGGATGTACCATCTGCATTTCAGAGATATATCATAGCTAAAGCATCTACACGAGCAGCTACACAGTTAGTAGGTGACCAGAACCTCGCTAAGTTATTACAAAATCAAGAGGCTATAACTAGAGCAATAGTTATGGAATATGACACACAACAAGGAGACCATAGTTTCTTTGGATTCAAACCAGAACAGAGTTACGACTCCTATCAACCTTACAAAGCATTAATTAGATAATGGCAAGTGTTACACAATTAGTACCTACATTAACCGGTGGCGTTTCTCAACAGCCAGATGAACTAAAAGTTCCGGGACAGGTTAATGTTGCAAACAATGTTTTACCTGATGTAACACATGGTTTACTCAAACGTCCCGGTGGAAAATTAGTAACATCCTTAAGTGATGGGACAAAAAATTCTGTCACTAATGGTAGATGGTTCCATTACTACAGAGATGAAGCAGAACAATATGTAGGTCAGATTGCTAGAGATGGTGCAATAAAAATGTGGAAGTGTAGCGATGGTTCAGAAATGAATGTCGTAGGTAACACTGGTGCATTGACTTCTTACCTAGTGCATAGTAATGATGAAGATATACAGACATTAACTATTAATGATTTTACTTTCCTAACCAACAGAACAAAGACTGTTGCGATGGCTAATACTATAGAGCCACTAAGACCCCCAGAAGTATTTATTGAATTAAAAACAGTAAAGTATGCATCTCAATATTCTGTAAATTTATTTAATAACACAACACCAAGTACTGTAAGTACAGCTACTAGAATTAGCGTAGAAATGGTACGCTCTAGTAATAACTATTGTAACTCTGATGGTACAATAGCTAACCATGTATCTCGAGTAAATAATACAACAAGATGTCAGACAGTTGATAGTAACGGCGACTCTACATTTAATGCTAACAATGATGAGAATGCACCTAACGTTGCAACAAGAATATTTGATATATCTAGTGGTGGTACTTTAGTAGATACTAATGCTGTTTCTACTATGGGTAGCTCTGATTTTTCTTATCAAGTAAACATAAATAACAACAGTTCATCTGGTAGATCTAATCTATATTTTAGAATTACCACTACAGGGCAGTCTACGCCCGTAGGAAGTGGCTCAAACGTAGAGTATAGGACAAGATATAACACAACAAACGACCTCCTCTACGGAGGCGAGGGATGGCAACAGGGAGATTTCTTCTATGTGTACATGAAAGATGGTTACTATAAGGTAACTATTGATGAAGTTAGTGTGTCACAAGTACAAGCAAACTTAGGATTAATTAGACCTACCCCCACATCTTTCGATACTAAAACAACAGTAACAGCAGAATCTATACTTGGTGCTCTTAGAACAGAGATATCAGCTACAGGAAATTTTAATAATGTACAACTAATAGGTAATGGTATTTACATTACTAGAACTTCTAACGTACAAAATGGAGTAGAACAGAATTTCTTTAATGCTTCTTCACCAGTTAGTGACTTACTTAATGTTGTAGCTGGAGAGGTGCTTACAGTAGATGACTTACCAAGACAATGTAAACATGGATTTGTTGTTAAAGTAAAAAATAGCGCTGAAGAAAACGATGATTATTATCTTAAATTCCTAGCTAATAATGGATTAGATGGTGAAGGAGTATGGGAAGAATGTGTTTTACCGGGAGCTCAGACTGATTTTGATGCTTCGACTATGCCATTACAATTAGTCAGAACTAACGCAACAACATTTACACTATCTCAAGTGGCATGGGAAGGAGCTGAGGTTGGAGATACAGCAGTTGATGGCACTAACCCACAAGCTTCGTTTGTAGGAAAGTCTATTAATAAGATGGTATTCTTTAGAAATAGATTAGTTATGCTTAGCGATGAGAATATAATTATGTCTCGTCCGGGAAACTTTTTTAATTTCTGGGCTAGAACCGCTCAGACATTTTCTAATGTAGACCCTATTGACTTATCATGTAGCTCTGTTTATCCAGCTACTGTTTTTGATGCGATACAAGTTAACACAGGTTTAGTTATATTTACAAAAAATCAACAGTTTATGTTGACTACAGATAGTGATATACTTAATCCTAATACAGCAAAGATAAATCGACTTTCTTCTTACAACTTTAATCATAAGACTAATCCAGTTAACTTAGGGACTACTATAGGATTTTTAGATAATGCTAATAAATATAGTAGATTCTTTGAGATGTCACAGATTAGGCGAGAAGGTGAGCCAGATGTTATAGAACAAAGTAAAGTAGTATCTCAACTGTTTGAGAATGATTTAAAAATTATATCTAATTCTAGAGAAAATGGATTGATATTATTTAGCGAAGAGAATACACCAACTCTGTATGGATATAGATATTTTACTTCAGGTAATGAAAGAATACTACAAGCGTGGTTTAGTTGGACTTTAACAGGTGACATAATATATCACTGTATGTTAGACGATGCTTTATACGTAGTAGTTAGAAATAATGGCAAAGATCAACTATTAAAATACTCTGTTAAATTAGATGATAATGGTCACTTTGTAACTTCTGGAGAAGATTATCCTATACATTTAGATCACTGTACAAGTGTTACTACAGGTGGTGCTACTTACAACAGTACAACTAATAAAACTACTTTCCCAAAACCTACAGGATTTGAAAGCACTAATGCTATAGCAGCTTATGATACTGATAGCTCAGGTTCTGGAAACTTTACAAATTTAGGTAGATTTGCAGACGTAACTATTAATGGTTCTAACTTAGAGATTACAGGAAACTGGTCTGGTGAGACATTTCTTGTTGGATATCAGTTTGAAATGGAAGTTGAATTACCTAAAATATATTTTACTTATCCAGTCGGTAGTGCTACAAGAAGAGATACTAGATCTAATCTAATCGTACATAGAGTTAAATTTAATTTTGGAAAAGTTGGATTCTACAAAATAGATGTATTAAGAACAGGTAAACCTACCTTTACACAGGAAATAGAATCAACTCCGGCAGATGCATATAATGCAAACAATGTAGCTTTAGTACCAGATGTACAAGGTGTTGTACCTTGTTATGAAAGGAATAGCCAGTTAGTTGTTATCGTAAAATCTAAACACCCATCACCAGCTACGATAATTTCGTATCAGTGGGAAGGTAAATACACCAATAAAAATTACACACGTGTCTAATTACATTCACCCAGCAACATTGGAGGCTGCTATTTCAGTGGCTTCCAATTTACGCCCAGATGACTACAGAGAAATAACCGAAGGTCATGGACATGACCCTGAAAATGCATTAGTTGTAGGTATGAACAACTGCGACTCAGTGTATTTTAAGGTACCTGATGGTCAAATAGCAGGCATGGCAGGAGTATCTCCAGATGGAAAAATTTGGATGGTCTGCACGCCTGCAATAGAAGACTACCCAGTCACATTTGCTAGAGAAGCAAAAAGATATGTAGAGGGTAGAACTGAAAAGTTATTATGGAACATTGTGGACAAACGCAATAAAGTACATATTAAACTACTGAGATTCCTAGGGTTCAAATTTCTAAGGGAAGTAAAACACGGACCTAATCAATTATCATTTATGGAGTTT